AGATGACGGAACTACTAATATTTACTTTCCGAGTAAAACATTAGATACAGATTCAAACTCTGCTACTTATAACAAGTATCCGTTAAAAGAATACTTTGCTATTCCCGTCTCAATAGACGGCGTAGAAATAAATGGAGCAGGAGTTAGTCCTCGCCCGTCTTTAAGAGTAGCTAATATTCCTACTTTAACAAGATCTATTTCAAATAATGAAGACGGCACTGGAGACGAAGAAACGCTTTATTCTATTCTAGTAGACGAAGGGATATATAAAAACGAAAGCTTGTTAAATACTCGAATAGAGTACAGAAGAACTTTATTTTCAAATACGTATAAAAGTACAGATGCACATCCTAGCGCTTCACCCGTAGAGTTTCCTAGTCAAACATACATTATTGACAGAGTAGCATCAGAAGACAGTATAATGGTGGAGTTTGAGCTTGCAAGCCCTATTGATGTTGAAGGCGTAAAAGTTCCGGGTCGAGTAGTAATTGGTAGATACTGTGTTTGGAGGTATCAAGGAGGCACTTTAAATAATGAAGGCGGGTGTAACTGGCCTTTAAGTGGTAATGGAAGATTTTTTAACGAAAAAGACGAGTTAATTACTCGTGATATTTCTACTATAGCCGCATGGTCTAACTCCAGTACTTATGCCGAGGATGCTAAAGTTAAGACAACAGGAGACGGACACACTCAAATATGGGAAGCTTTGAGAGCAGTTCCTGCTAATAAAGATCCTACTAAACACCCTTCTTATTGGAAGAGGCTGGATGTGTGTTCAAAAACTCTTACAGGATGTAAGAAGCGTTTTCAAGGTAGAAACACAGATGACTTTTTAAATACTGCAGTTTCTTTGCCTTTTGGTGGATTCCCCGGATCGAGAAAGTTTAAGTGATAGAAGAGATACAAAAACATTTTGAAGCAGAGTATCCAAGAGAAGCGTGCGGAGTTATAGGAGTCGTAAAAGGAAAGAAAAAGTACTATCCTTGCGAAAATGTAGCAGAAGACGATAGCGATTTTATTATGTCTTCTACAGACTACATGAAATATAAAAGAAGCATGGATATTATAGGAATTGTTCATAATCATCCAGATGCAGACAATACACCAAGCGAAGGAGATATAGATAATTGTAATGCTTTAGGTATACCTTACTATATTTTTAGCTATCCTGGTATGGAACTAAATATATTGGAACCCAAAGTAAATGTAAACCCCTTACTTGGCAGAGAATACAAGTTTGCAACTGCAGACTGTTTTGAAGCTTCAAGAGATTGGCTTGCAGCAGAAGGAATACATATTCCTCCTCGAGACCTTTTTGAAGATGACTGGTGGCTAAAAGATTTAAATTATTTTACAGAAGAAAACATAAAAAACTGGGGGTTAGTTAAAGTAGACACTCCTCAAAAAAACGATGTTTTAATTTTTCAAATAGAAGCAGAGGTGCCAAACCACTGTGGAATATACTTAGGAAATGATGTATTTTTTCATCATGCAGTAAATAGACTTTCTTGCAGAGAATCTCTGTATCCCTTCTGGAGAAAGCATATTGTAGGAATTTATAGACATGAAGCGTAATGTATACTTAGAAGGAGAAATGGGAGTTCGTTTTGGAAAAGAATTCCAAATGGCCGCAGACTCTTTTACGGATGTTTTTCGATGCTTGAAATGTAATTTTTCGGGCTTTATGCCATATCTTCAAGAGTGTCACGAAAAAAATATTGGATTTATACTTGAAGTAGAAGGAAAACCAATTAAAAGTGAAGCGGAAGCACTACTTATCTATAAAGAAGGCGACATGATTATTACTCCCGTTCCTGCGGGCTCTAAAAGCGGCCCTGCAAAAATTCTTGCAGCAGTGGCAGTAACTGTAATGACGGCAGGTATGGGAGCTTTTGCACTAGGCGCAGCAGGAGGCGGAGGTCTTGCAGGAGGTCTTGGATCGGCAGGCGCCTTATTAGGATCAGGGGTAGGAGGTATTACATCTTTTTTAGGGGGTATGATGAGTGCTGGAGGGGGTTTCGGCGCGCTAGCGCAAGTAGGGCTAGGACTAGGAATCAACCTTGCTATCGGAGGGCTACAGCAAATGATGGCGCCGGATCCTTCCACAGACAACGAACAAGATGAAAGTTATATATTCCAAGGCTCTAAACAAAACATAGCAGAAGGAGATCCTGTTCCTGTACTATACGGAGAACTACGTATTCCGGGACGAACAGTAAGTTTCCATACAAGAAGCGAAAGAACTCAATTTTACAATAGCGACCAAAGAGCAACCTCTAATCAAAGCAATGGACAATCATACGATCAGCAAACGGGAGGAGCCACAGGCGGAAGTGCAGGAGGTGCAAGCGCACCAATGGGTGGATCAGGTACTATAGACTGGTCAGTAGTAGCAAACTCACTAGGAAGATAAAAATGGCAGCAAAGTACGGCGTAAGCTCACAAAATATATCAAGAACAGACGTTCTCTGTGAAGGCCCTGTGCGCGGATTAAAAAACGGAGAATCATCTGTATTCTTTAATGATGTAGCTTCTGAAGATGCGAAAGTAAGAGGATATAACCCAATTGAAGGAACCTCTGGAGGCAAGCTAACTTTTGACGGAAGTAGTGCTACAAATACGGGTATTGTAGGTGCTTCAATTCCTATTGACTTAGACCTGGGTGATAGACGACCACGTCCTTTAGACCTAAAAGACTATAAGAAAACAAATGTAACACTTTCTAATCCGACCGGTACTAGTGGAACAGGATCTGTAACATGTACTGCGGCCTCTGGTACTCCTTTTAGCGATGATGCGTGGGACACACAAGGCACTGCTTTAAGAACTGCGTATTTAAAAAGAGACGGAGTTCTTTTAAAAGGAGAATTTTTTAAGACAAGTACTTCTGTAGGTACTTTTGTTTTTAACGGAGTAACGGATGTAATTGATGTTAACGAAACTCATGAGCTAAGAATATCATACAGATTTTTTATTCAAAGTATAACTAGCTCAAGTGTTATAACTTTAAGGGACGCTCCTGCGGCAGGTACTTACTTTTTTGAGATTCCTCCTTCTCAACTCGGAGCAGGAAATGCTGCTGCTCGAGACCGCTATCGTGCAAGTAAAATTAATGGTATTCAGGTAGAGTTTCGTCCAGGGCATCGCTACCAAGATCCTCTTAATGAGATCGGAGGAGTTGGTGGAGCGGTCTCTGCAACTCAAACCGCCAATCACGAACTAAAAGTTATAGGCACGGGAGAAATAGCAGGAATTAGTCCTGTTCCAGAGGACGGGTCTATTGGTAGTTCTATGGAATCTGGACTTCCAAATGACTCTCAGGACGATGTAGCGAATGCAGCAACCGTACTGAACGATACAGCTTTTGGTATTACTGCCGCGCAACGCCCTGAAGTAGATGAAATTAGTATTCGTATTACTTATCCGGGCGGCTTACAAAGCATGAATAATCATAAAGGCCGTCGAGATCCTGCGTATGCTCGCTACTTAATTCAGATTCAAACTACATTAGACAATGTCGACTCTGCTTGGGAAAATGCATTTCCACGAGAAGGCGCTTACATCGAGCACACAGGCCGCACAAATGCAGCATATTCTTTTGATCATATTCTCGGAGTAAACCAGTATAGACCGTTTGACAGCTTTAAGATACGAGTAATTCGATTAACTCGACATATTGGTCTTCGTGTTAATGCCACGGGGCATGGTGATGGGGTAACAGATAAAGAAAAGTGGACCCTTATTGCAAAGTCGAAGATAGATCAACTTGGCTATGTAATTAAAGATAGGCTATCGTATCCTTATACTTCTTTAATTTCTACTTCTTTTTCTTCAAAACAATATCAAGAACCTCCCAAAATGTCGTATCTTATGCAGGGACTTAAAGTAAAAGTTCCTAGCACTTATACACCTCGAGAATATTCTACTCAAACAGATAGTAACGGAAACCCTGTAGCAGTTTATGAGCAATTTTGGGACGGTACCTTTAAAACCGAACTACAGTATACTGATAACCCTGCCTGGGTATTTTATGATATTGTAACTAACAACCGTTACGGGGCAGGAAAGTGGATACAAGAATCAGACATTGATAAGTATTCTTTGTATAGAATTGCAAGATATTGTGATGAGCTTGTAGACAATGGAGCTGGAGGCACAGAGCCTCGCTTCAGATCGAATATTTTTCTTACAAAAGCTACAGATGTATACAAGGTACTAAAAGATTTTGCAAGTACTTTTACGGGAATGCTTTATTGGATGGACGGGCAACTTACTCCTGTTCAAGACTCTCCTTCCGATCCTGTTTATAACTTTACAAAAGGTAACGTAATAGACGGAAAATTTGGGTACGAATCTTCAGGTACTAAGACTCGGTCTAACCAAGTAATTGTTACTTGGAACGACCCTGCAGCAAACTATGAGCCGGTGCCTCTTATTGTAGAAGATCGAGAAGCAATTGTTCGTGATAAAAGAATTATAACTGAAGAAGTAGTTGCGTTTGGATGTACTTCTGAAGCGCAAGCTATTCGCTACGGTAGATGGAAGTTATGGACTGCTCAAAAGCAAACTGAAGTTGTTAGCTTTAAGTCTGCACTTAACTCTCTTTATATTAAGCCGGGCGATGTTATTAATGTTCAAGACGCAGATAGAGAAGGCGTTCAGTACAGCGGTAGATTATCTTCCGGGACAAGTACAGCAGCAGTATTAGATAGATCGGTAACTTTGAACGCAGGATCTACGTATACTTTGAGTACTTTAGTTACAGAGCCCGCAGTTTATTATGTTGGTTCTTCGGACATTAGACTCGACAATAATGGAAATCAGGTAGCAACAGGAGGTACTGTATATTCTAGAGGTGACAGAATTACCACAAGTTTATACAACCATAATGGCTCTGCCTATGCTTCAGTGACTTTAGATACTGAAGCAAAAGCATCTAATGCATTTTACAAAGATTTAAGTAATGAGTACCAGTTACTTCCTGTAGTGTGGAAAGAGTACTCTTATGTACAAGAAAATGCAGTTACAACTTCTGCTGGAACTACCAATACAATTGATGTCTCCGGATTTGGAACCACCCCCGTAGCAAACACTATCTGGGCACTAAAAGAAAGCAAAGACGGACTCGATGTTGTGGGCTCTTACAAAAAGTATAGAGTCTTATCCATAAATCAAGATAAATCAAATGAGTATGGGTTTTCTGCGGTTGAGCACTATGATGAAAAATATGGTGCAGTTGACAGCGGCTACGAGACTGGAGTTATTCCAACTACGGTATATGTAGAAGCAGAACCTCGAGACGGCGAATCAGAAATGCCTGCTCCTACAAGTCCTCGAGTAATTTTAGAATCCGATCCTGATAAGCCAGGAGAAGAAATAAAAGTAGAGTGGGAGCCTAGTACTTCTGACTTTGTGGATGCGTATGAGGTTCGACACAATATTCCTGACATAGAAAACCCTCTGAGAACTTCAGATACTTTCTTGAGATTAACAGGAATTACTAGTGATAGACTAAGCTTTGAAGTTCGAGCGGTCTCTACAGGAGGAAACTTTTCTCCCTACGCCCGTGTGTCTTATACTTTCTTAGATGTTTATGAGGAGGCTATTCCTCGTGTTGCTCAAGGTATTCCTCGAGGCGCTTTTTCTTCAGCACAGCTTATTCTTACAGCTTTAAATACTATTCAATTTCAAGCAGCTAATGCTCAAGTTTCTCCACCTTCTGATCCTGAGACAATCTATACTCTTACAGGCAGTAAAAATATAGCAAATATCAGTGCAGACGAAGATTATCTGGTGTATTTAGATTCTAGCGGACCTAGTTTACAAATATTATACTATGATACAGAGTCTTTGTCCTCTGCTTTTTACTATGATGCAGGAACAGGAAACAGCCCTGTATCAAGCAGCTGGACTTCTATTGGTAGTGTAAGCATTCCGGCAAACAGTAGTATTGTAACAGGTTCAGGATTTTTAAGTAGCGTAGTAGTAGGAGATGTTCTTAATTTAGCAAATACTACGTCTCCCACGGGTCGAGCCGACGGAGCCGTAGTTGTAGACGTTGTATCAAATACAGAACTTATAATAGATAAAGTTTTTGATACGGCAAAGTCTTCACTAACAGCATATAGAGCCAACTTTAGACCTGATTATTCTAATGATACTATCATTGCAAAAATTAGAAAGACGGGCAGTACTATTAAGCTGAACAGCTTTTTAACTCTTCGTACAATAGTTGATAATATTACTTTGACTACAGGAGACGACGGAACCACAGAGGTACCAGACGGAGCAATCTCTGTAGACAAGCTCGCGGCAAACTCAATTACAGCGGATAAGATTGCAGCAAACCAAATCAACGCAGATAAAATCGCGGCAAACAGTATTAGTGCAAATGAGATCGCGGCAAACAGTATTAGTGCAAATGAGATCGCAGCAAACAGTATTAATGCAGATATGATTACATCAAACTCTGTTGTATCTTCTTTGATTACTGCTTCTACAATTCAATCTTCTCACATTAAGTCAAATAGTATTGTATCAACAATTATTGATGCAACAACTATTAGTGCTTCGGATATTACTACAAGCACACTATCTGCTCTTACAGCAAATATGGGCGACATTACAGCAGGTACGTTAAAAGGCGGTACTATTCCAGACGCTAATGCTTCTCCTTCAGGAACTGAGAGCGGTGCCTTTATGGATCTTACCGGGGGCAAAATGGTCTTCGGTACAGCAAGTAAGCACGTTCTATTTGATGGTACGGATCTTATACTCTCAGGAGTAACTATTGATGCAAACTCAATTGTTAATGCTTCTGCAACTCCTGAAATTATCATTAAAGAGGATGGAACAACTGAAGCAACAGAAATTGCAGCCTTAAACTTTACCACAGGCATAAATGTTGCAGTTTCTGGAACAGAGGCTACAATTAGTGCAGAAAATCAAACTCCTTCATGGGTTCCAGCTACTAATCCTAATTATCAAGTACAGCCTTCTGAAGGTGCTTTTGTCAACGGGGATAAAACAAAGCTTGATGGTATAGCAGCGGGTGCTACAAATACTGCAGCTCCGTTTTATACCTCGGCTATAGCTGTGGGTGACGGAGGTCTAACACAAAAGAACTTTACAACTACTCTCAAAAATAAACTAGACGGTATCGCTACGGGTGCTACGAATACTGCAGCTCCGTTTTATACCTCGGCTATAGCTGTGGGTGACGGAGGTCTAACACAAAAGAACTTTACAACTACTCTCAAAAATAAACTAGACGGTATCGCTACGGGTGCTACAAATACTGCAGCTCCGTTTTATACCTCTGCGATTCCAACGGCCACTACAACGACTGATGGCTTAATGGATAACACAGACAAAAGCAAGCTAGATGGGATCGCTGCGGGTGCTACAAATACTGCAGCTCCGTTTTATACCTCAGCTATCGCTGTAGGTGATGGAGGTCTAACACAAAAGAACTTTACAACTACTCTCAAGAATAAACTAGACGGTATAGCAGCGGGCGCTACAAATACTGCTGTCCCGTTTTATACTTCTGCCATTCCAACGGCCACTACAACGACTGACGGCTTAATGGATAACACAGACAAAAGTAAACTAGACGGCATAGCAGCGGGTGCTACAAATACTGCAGCCCCTTTCTATACCTCAGCGATCGCTGTAGGGGATGGAGGTTTAACACAAAGGAACTTTACAACTACTCTCAAAAATAAACTAGACGGTATCGCTGCGGGTGCTACGAATACTGCTGCTCCGTTTTATACCTCAGCGATCGCTGTAGGTGACGGAGGTCTAACACAAAAGAACTTTACAACTACTCTCAAAGATAAACTAGACGGTATCGCTGCGGGTGCTACAAATACTGCAGCTCCGTTTTATACCTCTGCGATCGCTGTAGGTGATGGAGGTCTAACACAAAAGAACTTTACAACTACTCTCAAAAATAAACTAGATGGTATAGCAGCGGGTGCTACGAATACTGCGGCTCCGTTTTATACCTCAGCTATTTCTAATGCTACAACATCTGCTGCAGGTCTCATGAGTAGCACAGATAAAAGTAAACTAAATGGCATAGAAGCCTTAGCAGATGTTACAGATACTGCGAATGTTGTAGCCTCTCTTACGGCAGGAACAAATGTTAGCATAGCGGCCAACGGGACTATATCATCGACTAATACTACTTATAGTGCGGGTACAGGGTTGAGCCTATCCGCACAAAATGAATTTTCTGTAAATAGTACCGTTGTTACAACTAGCTCAGGCGCTCAAACAATTGCAGGAAATAAAACTTTTTCAGACAATGTTACTGTTACTGGTAATTTTACTGTAAATGGTACTACTACTACAATTAACACTGCTACTTTAACAGTCGAAGATAACATAATTGTTGTAAACAGTGCTCAAACAGGAACTCCTGCAACAAGCGTAACAGCAGGTATCGAAGTTGAACGAGGAGATTCTCCGAATAAAAGATTAGTATATGCAGAAACAGGAATTGGACCAAATAGTAACTTAGATGGGTGGGATTTTGGAAACAATCGTGTAACCGCAGATACTTTTTATGGTGATTTTGTAGGAGATATTGTAGGCTCTCCTTCTAGCTTCGGAACTCTAACAACCGACGATCTAACAGAAGGCGATGACAATCTTTACTACTTAGACTCCCGTGCTCGCGCAGCAATTTCAGGCGGCGGCGGTATCTCTTACAATTCCGGTACTGGTGCAGTTTCTGTAGACAGTACTGTGGTTCGTACGAGTGGTAATCAAACCGTAGGCGGTATAAAAACATTTACAAGTAATGTATTAATTCATAATGCAACTCCAGTTTTTGAACTAAAAGATACTTCAGATAATGACGATCATCATATTTATTTTAAAGACAGTGTGGATAACGTTGTTTACTCAATAGACACCCAAAATGCTACTAGCGGAGACGCTTTAACACTGTATTCTTCTGCACAAGAAATTGTTCATCGTATTGGAAATGCAAATATTTTTGAAAGTCACTCAAATATCGTAAAGAGTTTAACAAATTTCGATGTTACTGGAAACATATCGGTATCAGGCACAGTTGACGGACGAGATTTAGTAACTGATGGCAATAAGTTAGACGGTATAGCAGCGGGTGCTACGAATACTGCAGCTCCGTTTTATACCTCTGCGATCGCTGTAGGTGATGGAGGTCTAACACAAAAGAACTTTACAACTACTTTAAAAAATAAGTTAGACGGCATAGCAGCGGGTGCTACGAATACTGCAGCTCCTTTCTATACCTCTGCGATCGCTGTAGGTGATGGAGGTCTAACACAAAAGAACTTTACAACTACTCTCAAAGATAAACTAGACGGTATAGCAGCGGGTGCTACGAATACTGCAGCTCCGTTTTATACCTCAGCTATCGCTGTAGGTGATGGAGGCCTAACACAAAAGAACTTTACAACTACTCTCAAAAATAAACTAGACGGTATCGCTACGGGTGCTACGAATACTGCAGCTCCGTTTTATACTTCTGCGATTCCAACGGCCACTACAACGACTGATGGCTTAATGGATAACACAGACAAAAGCAAGCTAGACGGTATAGCAGCGGGTGCTACGAATACTGCTGCTCCGTTTTATACCTCTGCGATCGCTGTAGGTGATGGAGGTCTAACACAAAAGAACTTTACAACTACTCTCAAAAATAAACTAGATGGCATAGCAGCGGGTGCTACAAATACTGCAGCCCCTTTCTATACTTCTGCGATTCCAACGGCCACTACAACGACTGACGGCTTAATGGATAACACAGACAAAAGCAAGCTAGACGGTATCGCTGCGGGTGCTACGAATACTGCTGCTCCGTTTTATACTTCTGCGATTCCAACGGCCACTACAACGACTGATGGCTTAATGGATAACACAGACAAATCAAAGCTAAATGGTATCGCTGCGGGTGCTACAAATACTGCAGCTCCG